GGCGGTAAACCGCTGCCCGGTGGAAACCTCCCAGACCAGGAACTCAGGCACGGTCACAGAGCTGGAAGCCGGGGCCGAAATTTCTTTCAATACTCCTCAAGCCGCCTGGCTCCATGAAAGTCAGAATTATACCCCCAGCCATGCAGGCACCGGGCCCAACTACCTGAGGGGCCCGCTGCTGGAGAACGAAAGCAAATATCATGAGGATATAGCGGCGGCTCTAAAAGCTATCTGGGGTTAGGCTTATGGATATAGATTTTTGGGATAGCCTACTCCAGACGCTCAGTTTTCCAGAGCTTGATTGGCTGGAGATCAGAATCAAGCGCCGCAAAGCCTCGATGAGGCCTGATATTATAGTCAGAAAAACAATAATCACCAAAAAATAGGAAAGTGATAACATGGGAAAACTTGGATCTGAATCTATCGGAGCCGGACGGCTGGAGAACGTAACGATTAGGGCCATTGGCAGAGCACTGGATGGAGCCCTGGCAGATGCCAGCACCCAGGTGGATAGGACAAAAGCAGTGCTGGCAAACTCCGTCAGCGCCGCAAAGTCCACCGGCTGGGCAGATGATAACTATGAGCAGACCATCAAGAACCTGGATGCCATCCAGCAGACTTTCGATACTGCCATAGATAACGCTAAAAAGGTGGCAGAGGACGCCAAGAATATGGAGGTCAGGAAGTCCGAGATGGATGGCGTGGCCTTCGGTGGTCCTGGAGCCGATTAGGGGGGCTATTTTCGCCCTCCTATTATAGCATGAAATTTTGTGTATTGTTGATTATAGCTCTTTTGATTTTGCCTGCCTCCGGGGCTATTACTATGGCTTATGATGCAGTTTGTAATGGGCCCGGCTGCATGGCCGATATAGAGAGCGAAGCGGTGGACCGTGGACAAACCCGGATACTCAGCTCCGGACCGATAGCGGCTAGCCAGGCCATAAGCTGGAGCTCAGATGAATACAACAGCACCACCCTGATAGATGCCGATAAAGGCGGCTTTAGGGTCAAAATGCCAAATATCAGGCTCCGGGCAGATATGGCTGATCTGAAGGTATCCAGTAATCTGCTTTACAGTACCGCATTTTTCCCAGGCGCTCCGGAGGTCTATGAGGACGAGGAGGGCAATTCTTGGATATCTGTCCAAAACCGGACACTCCACAAAGAGCAGGCCCGGTTTGCGATCTCTGGAAATGGAAGCCTCCATGAAGAGATAATCATTGCTGCTGCAGGAAAGAGCAGGAAGGCCCTTGACTATAACATGACCGGAAACCAGAGCTTTAACCAGCTGCTGAGTTTCAGCGGCCAGGAGCTCAAGACATCATTTTCTTTGATGCCCGAGGACGGCACAGTGAGCACTGCCGAAGCTGAGGAGATCGTAAGGCGGGGACTCAATGAGGTGATGAGATGAGCACCAAGACACCCTTTAAGCTGGTCGATGGCTCTTTTATAGAGACTGAAACCGGCGAGGCTGGTTATGATGAGATGCAGCCAGGCGGCATATGTCACTATTCCGGGCCAGGCTCAGATCTGCCCCTGGGAGGTTACTCCTATATTCCAGGTTGGGGGCCAGAGCGGGCAGCAAAGCGCTGGCTGGTAGCTGACCCAGAGACAGAGGCAGGCACCAGGCAGAAAAAGACCAGCGAGCTGGGGCCAGATGACATTATCATAGGGGTGGAGCTACACCCTGGCGTCATTTCTGCTATGGTGGCCACCTATGGGCCGGGATTCTATCAGATCCGAGAGGCCAACGGCGGGCCATTGCTCACCGCCGCACAGTGGAAAGAGCAGTTTGGCACTGATGGCATGGCACTGGTAGCAATACGGAATATGCGAAAATTGTTAAAAGAGGGACTGAAATGAAATCATTGATAGTAATTTTGGGATTGCTGGCAATCGTTGGCATTGGCATGGCAGAGGACTTTCTCCAGGGGGAGGCCAAAGGGGCGGACTCTCCGGGGGCCATGATGGTGGGCGGAAATCAATCGCCTGAGGTAGAGGGTCTATTCGTAGGTGAGCCGGTCCAGCTTTCTGGCGTCGGCGCTGATATATTCGATACAGCTTTCTTCCAGATGGATGGATGGGCCTTTGACACTTCCAGTTATTCCATTACTCCGTCCCAGTCTGCTTTTCTGAAGGATAACGTAAAGGATGGCAAGCCTATGGGAAAGACAAAGAAAGCGGCCTATGTAGGTGCTCCCAGCACCGGAGATGATCCGAGGGTGGTGTAATGGTCGAAATCTGGAAGTCCAAAACCCTCTGGGTTAATGTGCTTGCAGCCATCGGTTTATTCCTATCGTCTCAGTTCGGGGTCACTCTGAGCGCTGAGATGACCGGCATATTCCTGGCTGGTATAAATGCGATTTTGCGGGCAATCACCAAAGAGCCACTAGAGTGGTGAATAGGTGGAGCATGGCAGAGGAATGCGATCCTGCCGTACTCCATGCTCGGGTATGTGTCCTGGAAGCGGATAACACACGGCATGAGGCCAATATAGATCAGCTCTATTCTAAGGTTTCGGCCCTGGAGATATGCAGCTCCAGCCTACCAAAGATCGAAAAGAGCCTGGAAGAAATCACTAAAAAAGTGGATGCCCTGACGGCAGCCAGCCAGAGCAATGCTGGGGAAAAGGTGGCTTTTCTGACTATGAGAGAGTGGACCATTGTGGCAATTGCTGCCATGGCTTTCCTTATGGACCATCTGGTGATAAAATGATAGTCCGGCTCTATAAAACCCCAACCTGTCCCAGATGCCAGAGGCTGGCCGGGTTTATGCAGCTCTATAAAATTGAGTTCACAGAGGAGCCACTGGATGCTGGGGCAATGACAGAGTATCTTTGTGCCACCGGAAAGCCTGCCATGATGGCTCCTATTCTCCAGGTAGATGAGGACTGGTATGGCCCCGAGCAGCTATATGAGGGCCAGGAGCTGGCGGTCCATTTCCTGCAGGATGTCCTGGGCACAGGGAGATAATAATGTCTCTGTTGGAAGATATAGCCACCCAGCTTAACACCGCTGGAGTAGGTGTTTATCCTGGCACATCATCCACTCGGACCATATTCCTGGCAGAGATGCCTGCCACCCCGGACGCCTGCATAGTCCTATATGCCAGGCCCGGGCGGGGCAAAGATACCCTTACGGATATGCAATGGCCAGATCTTCATGTGGAGGTCCGGGCAGCCACATATACGGCAGCCCAGACTAAAGCGGAGGCAGTAGATACGGCGCTCCATGCCCAGCATGATGTCACCTGGAATGGCCACAAATACATCTTGGTGGCTGCTCGGGGCATCCCGGCGAAGCTGGAGAAAGACGCCAATGGTAGAACGATATTTTACCAGAACTTTGAAGTTATGAAAGGGGCGTGAATTATGTTAGCTGAATCGAATTTCAAGGGGCCGATTGATGTAGAGATCATCAACAGAAAGAATGGATCTAAACGAATATTACTAAATAATTTTGATGTGTCTATGATTACCACCAAGCACGAAATTCGATCTGTGCCCGGCTCATTGGATGAGCTTATCATAGTAATTCCCATCGGGCATCTTGTTATCAGAGATGAGTAGTTTTTAATCAATTCTAATTTTTTCTAATAATAGTTTTTCTACATTATTATAAACCGCTATTCAAGGCGGAAAAGCACTATTTAGAGGTCTGGCTATGACATCAGCGATAAGTGGAATGAAAGGCTCTTTCTGGGTATGTGACACAATCAACGGCACATATCTGAAATTAGCAGAGCTATCTGATCTTAAACTCAAGATCAGCGGGACAGACATTGATACCAGCAACGTGGATGATTCTGGATGGGGTTCCAGCATTGCCGGAGCGCGGTCCTGGGAGGTCACTGCAGCCAACAACCTGATTATGGCAGATAGCGCGTATGCTCTCATAATTGCTGCAGTTATCGCCAATTCTGATATATTCTGCAAGATCCTGCAGGACGGCACTCCCACATCCAGCCCTGTGGGCTGGTCAGGAAAGGGTGGCGTGAGCTCTGGCAATCTGGTGCTGGCTGGAGCAAAGACTCAGCAGAAAGCAGACTGGGTAATCAAGGGCAGGGGAGCCCTGGCAGCCATTACCTGAGGCTGATTTATGTCTTCGGCAGTGAGCGGCCTATCCGCTGCTCTCTATCAAGATGAGGGCGAGGAGTATGTGGTCACTCCTGCCCTGGGCTCTAATCGAGATATCTGTTTCGTATCCAAGAACCACGCCACCAATAAGGTGGAGATCGTAGTATCTGGCAACAATACACCTCTATCAGTTTCTGCGGCAGCTCCTAAGCTGACCATCAACAGCGCCACAGATGGCTCGGGAAATGCCACCAGCACGGCAGCGGCCATAGTGGCGGCGGTCAATGCTGACGCCGGCGCATTTGCGCTATTTGAGGCCCGGCTCCCTCCAGGATCCACTGGGGCAGGAGTGACCGGAGCACTGGCCGAAACCACCGCCCACGATGGCCTGGCTTTCACTGGGCTTGCATTGGTGGATTCAGGCGATGGCCTCACCTGGCAGGCAGCGGCAGGCTCAAGGTACTGGGATCCAGATGTGCCGGTCACCGTCTATGATGACGGGGTGGAAGTGACCAGCGGCTATACGGTCAATTACCTAAGGGGCTCTGTGACCTTCGACGCGGTTAAATCGGGCACCATCACGATAGATGGCACCAGGAGGTCAGAGCTGGCCCTGGAAAAGGTCCTGATGCTCTATGATGGCAAGCTCAAGATAGAAGGTAAAGAGATCGATACCAGTAACGTGGATGATTCTGGCTGGGGCTCCAGTATTGCAGGAGCCAGGACCTGGGAGCTGACGGCTAACGCTTTCTATTATGCCGGGGATGTGGCCATTTCTGGTATAGGAGTAGATTATATTTGGAAATTCTACAGCATAGACGCCATTAGCGGCTCTTTTGTTGGCCATGGATCCATTCAGGTGATGGATTACATTAGCGCCAATCCAGACAAGGCCCAGGAGCGCAATATCACCGTCAAAGGCAGAGGAGAATTGTATCCAGAGGCATAAGCAGAGGATAGGGGGCAATGATGGCCAGGCCGGGCCGGAGCCCCCTCCTCCACCACCGGATAGACATTTAAAAGCAAAATAGGAAAGTAGATTTGGAGGAGTACAAGATGGATCAAATGATTGCACCCATAACCCTGACAATGGACCAGGACAGAGAGCTGAGATGGACATTTTCAGCCATCAAGAACTTTGAGAAGAGAGCCAGGGAGATACTCAAGCGGCTGGATGTCAAGACGGAGCGGGGCCTTTCTATCACCAACGGCGGCTCAATTCATGCCGGTTTCGTGCTCGGAAATTTCGGGCGGCTCTCTGATATCATGGAGGCTGCCATAGGAGCAACCACCGGCCTGGATGTCCTGGAGGGCAAGAACGGCGGCCCGTCCCAGGCAGCTGTGGCCATAGATGCCTACCTGGAGAAAGGCGGCAGCCTGGATGATCTGCAGCGGGCCCTATTTGAGTCCTACCAGCAATCAAACGACCCTTCTTCTATTGCCACCTGGAAGGAAGCAGTAGCCAGGGAGGAAGAGATCAGAAAGGTCAATCAGGAGAAGAAAGCCACCCAGCTGGAGATTGCCCAGGAGGAGCTCAGGAGGGACCAGGCCCGACTGCAGGAGCTGAAGAGTTCTGGCGGTCAGCCTACACCATCGCATATCTCCGGCTAGGCCTCCAGCCTAGCCAATTCTGGGAGCTAACACCTGCCGAGCTCCTGCTCTTATGGGAGCGGGAAAAGGCCAGGCAGGCGCGTGAACAGTCCCTGGCGGCCTTCTCGGGGTTCTGTGCCGGGAAGGCCTTTGCCATGGCTTGGACTGGAGAGCTGGGGGATTTTTCGGAGTTCTATAAGCCTGGAGGCCAGGAGAGGACTCCACCTAAGCCAACCACCCAGGACCACATCCAAATGATGCGGGACAGAGGGGAGGGCGGTCCGCCCATCTCCTGATATTTGTTTTACCCCTTTTATAAACTCAAATCAAATAAACACCAGTGGAGCCATTCTTATGACTGATGCCGGGAAAATTACAGCAATAATAGACGGAGATATCTCCGCCCTCACCTCAGCTCTGAATCAGGCGAAAAGCCAGGCAACTGCTGCCATATCCGGCATAGAGGGCGATTTTAAATCTAAACTTGGATCAGGATTATCTGGCTCTATATCTGGCGGCGATTTTACCACCGCTGGCAAGAGGATAGGCACCTCTCTGGTGGACGGAGTGACTGGATCCTTCGGCCCCATGGGCGCGGCCGTGGGAGAGATCGCCACCACCTTGGGCCCAGCTGGTATAGCTGCCACTGCAGCCATAGCAGGAGCTGCCATAATCGGAAAGGCTGCCTCCTCTGCCGCTATGGAGTGGGAAGCTGGCATGAGCCAGATAAGCAAAACCACCGGCATAGAAAAGGGTACCCAGGATTTTGCTAACCTCAGCTCTGAGCTAACAAACCTTTATTCGACCATGCCCACCACCATGGCCGAAATTCAGAACGTGGCCAGATCGGCGGGCTCACTGGGAATCGATAAATCATCTATTGCAGGGTTCACTGAAGTGGCCCTCCAGATGGGCAGTGCTTTTGATATCCCGGCAGAGCAGGCAGCGGTTGCTGTCGGAAAGGTCAAATCCCAGCTAAAGAGCCTGCCCGAAGGGGCAGAGAATGCCACCGACTTTGCCCGGAAATTTGGCTCCGCTGTGGATTATGCTGGCAACAGCATGAATGCCACAGAGGCGGAGGTCCTGGACTTTTCCACCAGGACGGCCGGGGCATTTTCTGGCCTGGGTGGCAGCGCCTACGAAGTGGCAGGCTGGGGCGGATCCCTGGCCTCAGTATTCTCCAGCTCGGAGCTGGCGGCCGGCTCATTCAACGCGGCTCTAAACCAGCTCATGGGCACCACCAAAGGCTCTGATATGGCCAGGGCCAAAGCCGGGGAATTATTAGGCGTTACTCCTGACGAATTTAAGGAGCTGATGGCCAACGACCCAACGGAAACTCTCCTTAGGCTGGGCGAAGCCATGGAGGACCTGGGTAATGCGGAACGATTTGAGGCGGCTGGCATACTGGGCGGTGGATATGGTGATGACTTTTTCAATAAGATGGCTGGTCACACGGCAGAATGGCGGGGCCAAATTGCTGGAGCAGTTGCCGAAGGCGAAAAAGGAGAATCAATAGGAAATTCTTTTGCCGCTGGTGCGGATAATGCTAAATCCGGATTCCAGACTCTAAGAAATTCCGTAAGTGCCATCCTGAAAGATATGGGCGGGCCTATCAATGATGTGGGCAGCGCCATAGCTGGAGGCCTGGCGGAGAATCTCAATAAGGTCCGGACCATAGGAGAGGAGTTATGGGGGCCTTTCACCGCTGCCATATCCCCAGCCACTGAGGCAGTGAGCACATTGGCCGGAGGCATAGGCAAACTGGTAGGCCTCCGGCTGGATGTCCTGGTGGCCGGGGCCAAAGGCATCAATACAGCTTTCCAAACCGGCAAAGCCTTTGTAACTGCCTTTTATGAAGAAATTTCAAAGGTAGTCAAAGAGTCCGAGACATTCCAGACTATTGCCGGGTATGTGGAAACAGTAGGGGATGCTTTCACCAGCCTGAAGGATAAGGCTGCAGATATTTGGGATGAGGTCTTTGGGGGCCTCTCTGATGCCATCCCTAAGGCTCTGAGCGGAGCAGCTGGAGCCATTGGCACCCTACTGGATAAGGTTGGCCTGGGTGGATTGACTGACGCCGGCGAGGGCCTGGGCAGCTTCCTGGACAAAGTGTACGATAATGCAGCAGAGAAATTAGGCTGGTCAGTCAAAGAGTCCACAGAGGAGGGCATGGTGGAGGGCACCGATGCCGCCCAGGATGACATCCAGGGCTCTGTGGAGGAGGCAGTAGGGGAAGGGGCCAAAGACGCTTTTAAGAACGTATCTCCTGAGCTGGCCAGCATCATGCAAGGCTTTGGTGTCGGAGATGCTGCCGCCCTGGCCATCCTCAATAATATGGATGACAATGTTAAGCATGACAGGGGCACCACTACCACCACACTGGAGAATGGACTCCAGGTGGAGCTGCGATACAATACCGACGACGGGCATACCAGGAGCACCCTCCTAGTAAATGGCCAGGAAGTGGCAGGCCCTGTTTATGGCCGGGGGGTAGCCAATACCCTGCCGGCTCTATTTGAGCAGGCAGGGCTGACTTATGACACCGGCAACGTGCTTGATTTGACCGGAAAGCCTGGCGATGCCTCATTATGGCGGTTAAACCAGGACCTGGTGCTGGATTCATTCCTTAACATAGCCGATAACACCAAAAGCGAAATAGAGGCAGCCGGGGAGCAGATAGCAGCAGCTTTCACCGCTGGCATGGTCCCAGACAAGGCCCAGGTAGAGGCGGCTCTGGCGAACCTCAAGAATCTCCAGTTCTATGACCCAGAGGAGGCAAAGGCCCAGGGTTCCCAGAATGCTATTGCCTATCTGACGGCAATTAAAGAGGCCATAGAGTCCTATGATGAGGCCAAAGCCAAATATCTGGTAGAGCCAGATAATGAGCGGGCCAGGGCCGATCTGGAGCGGGCCCGGGCAAACCTCCAGGCCCAGCT